GTGTGTGTGCGACCACTGGCCACCGGGCGGTTGCCTGCAATGCGCGCCGTCAGTGCGTCCACCTTCTGCTTGGTGGCCGCGTGCTGCGGGTGGTTGGCGTTCAGGTAAGCCGGGCTCGCCATCAACGCGTCTAGGCTCTCGTTCAGTTGGGCCTGCGCCTCGGGCGAGGCTTGCCGGTCCTCCTGCATCTCGGCCGCGATGTTGGCCAGGCCACGGATGACGCGCGGGTCGTTGCCGTAGTCCTTCACGATGCCGTCGAAGTCGGCGCCGAAGATCGACTTGCCAGCGCGGAAGGCCTCGGCCACGTTGCGGCTGTACTCGGCGTCGCTTGACCAGCCTGGCGACTTGCGCAGCTCGGCCTCGCAGTCGGCCGCCTGCAGCACGGGCATGGCCTCGCGCATGGCCACGCCACGCTGCAGCATGGTGGCCACGGCCACGTCGACCACCTTCTGCGATGCGCCGCTGGCGTGCAGGTCGGTGAGGAACTGCTTGAAATCCGCGGTCTTCGCCAATTCCTCGGCGTTCACCTTGTCCTTCAGCGCCTCGGGCACGTTGACCTTGTATTCGCTCGGGTCCTTCGGCGGGGCGTCACCGGAACCCAGGCGGCGCTCCAGATGCTGGCGGCTCTGCTCGGCCTGGCGCGCGGTGGCTTCCCAGTCGGGGACGCCATCCTTTTGCACCATCACCTTGTCGGCGAACTTGAACTCTTCCGCGGGTGCCGGCGCTTGTGCGCTCGGCGCCGCAGCCGGTGCCGCTTGGGCGCCTTGTGCCAGCACGGAAGCAGGTGCAGGAGCGGGTGAAGCAGCAGGCGCAGGTGCCGCGGCGGGTGCAGCAGGTGCTGCAGCAGTCGCTTCAGTGGGTTGGTCAATGACTTCACTCATCGTCTTCCTTTCGAGCGGATCAACGGGATAGGCGCAGGCTGCGCCGGGGGGAACCGCAGAATCTGCGGCTTGAGCATGTAGGCCCGCACGTATGCGCGCGCGAAGGCCTGCGGTGCACTGATCTGCAGCGGCTCAGGCAGCGGCTGCGGGGCGCCCCCAGCGCGTGCGCGTGGTGCCGTAGCAAACGCGATGGCCCGGCGAGCAGCCCACGTGGCGCGCGGCTTTGGCCCTTTGCCAATCTGCCCATAGCCGTTGTGCCCGTAGCTGCCGATGGACTCGACCCGCGCAAGGCCGGGGAAAGCATCGCCGCTGATCTGCGCAGCATCCGCAGCCAGTGCGCCAGTGGCGTCGTGCGTCGAGGGCCTGGCTGCAGCGCCAGCAATAGACGCCGAGCCAGCCACAAGCGCACCGCTCGACGTGTGAACCGTGACATGCAAGCCAGCGCCCAAAAGCTGCGCCGCCCCAGCGACAAGCGCACCAGTCGCAGCGTGCAGCGTCAGATGTGCCGCGCTGCCAGCGATGGTCGCCGCGTCGGCGGTGAGCGCACCGTTCGCTGCGTGCGTGCCTGCGGTAGACCTGGCGGCCGTTCCGGCGATGGTCGCACTGCCAGCCACCATCGCACCTGTGGCCGCATGCGGGTGCAGTGCAGTGCCCGCAATCGTCGCGGCCCCAGCGATCAGCGCGCCGCTTGAGGTGTGCAGCGTCAGGTGTGCAGCAGTCCCTGCAATCGTGGCAGCGCTGGCCGACAGTGCCCCCGTGCTGGCGTGCGGGTGCAGGGCCGTGCCGGCAATGGTCGCTGAGCCAGCAACCAGAGCGCCGGTCGCGGCGTGCGAACCACCAGCTGCGGCAGGCGGCCCAAGCCACATTCGCCGCGGCAACGGTGCGAACAGTTGCCAGGGGTTTGCGGACAGACTGACGATCTCCGCGTCGTTCAGCGCGCGATCTACATAACCGCCAATGTGGACTACACCCGGGAATCCTTGGCTGTTATTATGGCTTGCCGCGATGCACAGGTACGCCGCACCACTAAGCGGATTGGCTGTCGTAGACATCGTGCCGCTTGCGCGCTGGACGCCGTCGTACCAGACGCTGATGTTCAAACCGGACACGCGGCCGAGAAGCAGAGCGGGCTTTGTCAGCGGGCTCAAGGCCCCCGAAGTCGCAAAGTAGGGTGTGCCGCCTGCATCGAAGACGATGAACTCGGGGCCGCTGTTGGCCTGTAGCCGAAGCTGAAAGACGCGCCCCGAAGCGGTGTCGGCGTCTATTGGATTGCGGATCGCTCCGGTCCCGGTCGTGTCGGAGATGTACGCAAAGACGGTGTAAGAGAGGCTTGACCGACGTACTCCGCCAGAAGGGAAGTCTAGGTAGCTAATTCCTGTCCCGTCGCCCGCGAGACCAAGCAATCCACCATAGCCGGGTCTGGTGGTTTGAAGGAATGTGCTCCCTTGCGCGGTGTACCGAGCACCGGAAGCGAGGTCGATTGTTGGCGACAGGGCGTTCCACAGGAACGATAGCGAGTCGGTGCCGGGCCCAGTCCTCGCAGGGGGCACAAAGCCCTGCGGCTGACGCAACCACGGGCGGCCGAGAAGCAGAGACACGCCCTACCCCGTCAGGTGTACTGACCCTGCACGCCCACAGCCTTCAGCGTCCAGTTCGTGCTGATGGTCTGCCCGCTGCGGTTCAGGATGTAGGGCCGGTGCAGCATCGGGTTGAAGGTGACGTTCGGCGTCACGAAGCGCGCGTTCGTGTTCGCGGTCGGCGCCTTGGTGGCGACGAACGAACCGACGTAGGCCGAGTACGGGAGCGCGCTGCTGCCCGTGGTTGTGTCGATGTCGGGGAAGTTCGTCCCATCAAGAGCAGGCAGCAGGTACAGGTCGGCCACCACCACATTGGCGGCTATGCCCGTAACCGTCGCCCACTGCGCGATCAGTTCAAACTGCGCCTGTAGGTCGTCGGGGAAGTTGCCGGTAGAGCGCGCGTCGAAGTCGGCCGTGCCGTTGCCAGCGCCTGCGCTGCCATTGGTCAGGCTGCCGCCCGTGCTGGTCAGCGTGACAATCGCGCGCTCTTTGGAGCGAAGATCGCCAGCCATGTCAGTTCACCAGGCGGTTGACTTCTTCCTGCGTCACCAGGTCGGAGAAGTTGCGGCGCAGGGCCGTGACGGTGCTGGTCGTCGCAGAAGTGCCGCCGATGGCCGACTGCGCATTGGTCGCGTTCTCGGTGCCGGCCGTGAGCACGTCGGCCGGGACGGTGCCGATGCCGGTCCACACGTCCACAACCCAGTTCCGAATCTTGGCCTTACTGAAGTCGCGGCTGAACATCAGGAAGATGCGCCACGAATCGCGCTTGCCGCCAACCAGAGAGTCGAACAGCGTGTAGGTAGCCGCTTCGTCTGCGTCCTGTGCGGGAACGCTGGTGCGCCACGCTGGGGTGGCCGCTTTCTGCGCGTTGCACCAGGCCAAGAGGCTGAAGGTGTCGCCCGCCTGTCGCAACGGTCCTGCCGTGGGGTCCGCGATGATGGCCGCCTTCAGGGTGTTGAATTGCGCAGTTGTCAGGGTCATGGTGGCCTCAAAAGGTGAAGTGTTCGCCGTTCACCTTCAGCAAGGCGGCAGCGGGGTAGGTCTGTCGCAAGCCTTTGGTGAGGCTCTGCAACTCTTGGCGCACCCTCTCAGTGAGGGCGCACAGGTCGGACGGCAGCGGGCGCGGCGGCCTCCACAGGGCGAATGGACCCATGCGGTAGCTGACGCGCGGCCGGGTCATGGCATCGCCGTATAGGTCAGCGAGCTGCACGACACCGTGTCACCCGCACCGATGGTCAGGCCGCCCGTCAGGTTGATGTCCGAGCCGGAAGCAGCCACCGCGCAGTGGCTCACCACCGTGCCGCCGCTGGTTTCAAGCGTGGCAGTCGCAACCGCCGAAGCGTTGCCGGTCGCGTTGGTGTCGCTGGTGATGGCGTTGGCTGTGGCTACACCAGAAGCAGCCGCACCGAAAGGCGTGGCGCTCAGAGTCAGCGTGGCCGCCGCGGTGCCAGGGCTGCCGACTGTGCCGCTCAGGCGAAACTTCAGCTTGGGACTGGCGCCCAGCGCGGTGGTGTGCGCGTCGGCAACGGTGTTGCGGAACGCGGTCGAGTGGGTGACGCTCACGGTGTTTGCTCCTTCGGTTCTTCAGGCGGCAGCGCAGTGCCGGTGATCGTGTAGGTTTCGACCTTGCCGGTGGCCGCGCGCTTGATCTCAATGACAGCGGTCAGGATCGCCGGCTTGGCCTGCAGATCGGCCTGTGGTTGCGGTTGCTGGTCGTTCATGGGAATCCTCAGAATCGAACTGGGCAGTCAAACGGGAGCATGAAAAGCTCGCCAACGCCAGCCCCGTACAGGCCGCCGAAGTCGAGAACGCACACGGCGCGGCCGTCTCGTGTGGGGCTGTAGATCAAGGCGCCAGTGGCGTGGATGTCGCCGCCTGGCCACATGGCAGGATCGAAGTCCATGCAGGCGCGCCCATCTCGCATGACAAGCCGCGCGCCCTTCAGCACTTGGCCCCCGGCGACGTAGCCCGCGCCCTTGACCTCATCCGCGCCAAGGTCGCTGTAGTTCTGCGTCAGGTCGCCATGGTCGCCAAGCGCGCCCTGCCGGATCAGCGCGACCTTGTATTCATCGCCAAGCAGCGCGGAAACCGCATCAGCGGCAAGCGTTGGGCAGACTGCTGTGGTGATGCTCACTCTTCCACCTCGTCAGGCACTTCCACGTTGTTGGCCTGGTTGATCTGGCCGATGATGTGGTCCAGCACGGAGCGCCGGCCGAGGCGCCAGTCGGTTTCCCTGCGGCCTTCTTCGCCGCCCTTCACGAACAAGGCGCCCCCGAAACGCGCTGTCAGGTCTTCGAGAACCAGCACGCCCTCGTGGTGCTGCTCGAAGACCCTGGCGTACATCGCTGCATCGGCCTTGCGCTCGGTCATACCAGTTCGGTGACGCTCACGGAGTAGTTGAAATTGGAACCCGCCGAGTGCGTGACCTTGATGCGGTAGGTGTCAGGCAGCGAAGCATTGGCCGACACGTTGGCCGTTACCGGGCCGCCAGGCTGCACCTGCAGCACGTCGGTGCCGGTGGCCACGCGCGCCGCCGCGCTGAGCACGGTGTAGTACGCGCCGCTCACCGGGTCCTTGCCTTCGATGACCAGCTGCACGGTGTCCACACCTGGCACCGCGGACACATTCAGGATCGCGATGCAGCCGTGGTTGCCGGGCACCTTCTTGTTGTCGTCGCCGACGAAGGTGGCCGAGCGGACGGCCGAGGCGTAGCTCTGGTTGCTCATGATCAGGACTCCACGGACAACTTGAAGCGCAGATCCTTGCCGGCCTGCTGTGCCACGCTCACCAGGCGCCACTGCTCGCCGGCCGCCACGGTGATGCTGGTCAGCGTCTGCTCGCTGTTGTAGGTTGTCTGATCAGCCCAGGCCGTGCCGGGCGCCGTGACTTTCTGCGTCTTCACGGTGTTGCTGGCGTCGCACCCGGTGGTGCTCAGCTTCATGCTGGTGGTGCCGGTGGGGATGACCACCACGTCGCTGATCTGGTTGCCCGCACCCGTGAACGCAATGGTTCCCGTGGTGAACGTGCCTTGAACGGTCTGAGCCATGATGGGTCCTCGGTGTTAGGCGGCCTTGGCCATGCGCTGCGTCATCGCTTGCGCGGCCATGCCTTGCATCTCTTGCTGCTGTTGCTGCTGCTGCGCCTGCTGCTGGGCCTGCGCCCGTTGCTGGCGGATTTGCTGCATCGCGTCGTCGGTGCGCAGCGTCTTCATGGGCACGCCCAGCGCATCGGCCAGGGCCTTGGTCTGCGCGTCGATGTCGATGCGGTCCTTGGCCTCGGGCCACACTTCCGCGATGGCGGTGATGTTCTGATTCAGCCGCTCGATGGCGCCGACGTCTTCCATCTTCTGAGCGCGGGCCAGCGGGTTGTTGTATTTCACCTTCAGGCCCTGCCCGCCCAGGCTCTCGGGCGCCTGGCCAAACAAGCCGGCGCGGTACATCAGGCCGAAGCAGCGCTCGACCAGCGGGGCCAGGTATTCCGCCTGCAGGCGGCCATAGATCGGGCCGAGCAGTTGGCGAATCTGACCCACGCGCACGTGCACTTCGGTGGCCGTCATCGCCGGGCCGTCTTGCGGCTGCAGCTGGTCGGCCATGAGGATGCGGCGGATGGCCGCGGCGTATTGCGCGATGCGGCTGTCGGCCAGTTGCCAATCACCACCAGCGCTCAGCTGCTTCATGCTGTCCACGCTGTTGGCCACGATGACCTTCCGCGCGCCAACCTTGACCGTGCGCGGGTTCAGCACGCCGTCGTCTTCCGCGATCCACATGCCCGCGATGGCAAGCTCCGCGTTCATGCGGTCCATCTTCAGGAACTCGTTCAGTTCCCGCGCATCGGGCAGCGCGTCGAACATCGGGCCGATGGCATACACGCTGTCGGGGATCATCGACCAGCGCGGCACGATGACCGGCATTTCGTGATACCCGCCTTCGCGCAGTTCGTGCTGGCTGTCGATCTCGAAGTGGCAGGACGCCACCGGCATGTTCTTGGCCAGCTTGGCGCCGGCCACGTGCGGATAGCGCGGGTAGATCGCGTGGCAGATACTGATCTTCGAGTCCGGGTCAGCGGTCCACTTCTTCAGCGTGTCGCCGCTGACGTTGGCCTCGCCGAACTCGCTGATGCACTGCTCGGCCGTCAAGGTGTACTTGTGGAACACCGTATCGACTGGGCCGCCTGCCGTGCTGGCCGCGCAGTACGTGCTGGCCAGGCTCCACTGCGTGAACGTGAGCCCGCCCTTCTCGCGGTCGGCGTCCACGTAAAGCGCGA